AAATAGGAAGGTTATTATCCCTGCAAGACCTGTTAACGGAGACGTTCAATCTGGTATTAGTACATCTGACGATTATATATTGGCATACAACCATCACTTCAATAACGGAGAGATAGTTGAGTATTCTACAAGTGGAACTGTTGCTAGTGGTTTATCTACAACAACACAATATGCTGTTAGAATTATTGACAGTAATAGATTCAAGTTATGTGATGTTGGGGTTTCCTCACAGAGAAATCTTACGAATTATAACAAAAATAAAACCGCTGTAATTCGTGGTTTAGGTAGTGGTAAACATACTATAAAGTACCCACCTATAGTAGTAAAGATTGAAAGTTTATCTGCTATTGGTAGCACGACTATTATACAACCAGAGATTGATCCACTAGTTTTGGGATCTATAGACAATGTTTATTTGGAAGATGGTGGAATTGGGTATGGTTGTACTAACATCATGGACTTTCATAGAAGACCTGATGTAGGAATCTCTACTGTTGTATTCCAAGCATTATTGAAACCAATTATTATTGATGGATCTATAGTTGACGTTCAAATTCTTGCATCAGGTCAAGGATACAGAAAAGACTCTGATATTAATATCTTTAGTCCCACAGGAAGTTTTGCTGATGTTAGACCTGTTATTACTGGTGATAAAATCACTGGTGTTCAAATACTTGATGGTGGAATAGGATATGGTAGTAGTGACACTACGTTAGATTTGCGTAACAGAGGTAAATCTGCTAAGTTTATTGCTAACGTTCGTGAGTGGAAAATCAACCAAGTTCAAAAGAATGAAAATATCATTAACGTAGAAGATTCCATACTTACAAAACCAAGTACAAACCCAGAATATCAATTACAGACAATAGGAATGTATCCTCCACAAAAGTTGAGATATCAACTTGGAGATAACATTGATTCTGGTAACTTAGAAACACCTAATGCTTTCCATTCACCAATATTAGGATTTGCTTATGATGGTAATCCAATCTACGGCCCATATGGATATCAAACTCCTACTGGTGGTGCTATTAGAAGATTGCAAACTGGTTACATTCTCAACACCTCTCTATTATCGGGTATAAGACCTCCTGGCTTTGCATTTGGATACTTTGTCAATGATTACCTCTTTGACAACTCTGGCGATCTAGACGAGTTCGGTGGAAGGTATTGTGTAACACCACAGTTCCCTGATGGCACTTATGCATACTTCTATAGTGTAGATATTGACTCTAGTGGTGTGGCTAAACCAAAATATCCATATCTACTTGGAAATAAATTTAAAGATACTCCAATTGAAGAAAACTTCGTAACTTTCTTCAACCAAGACATTGATATTATCTCTAGAAATCTTACTAGAAACATATCACCATATTATCTTTCATATGGTAACTCTGATTATGAACTTATTGATGATGTTAAAGATGCCTTAAAACAAGAGTTTGAAGTTACTAAAACTAGAAGTGCTGGTATTACATCCGTAACTATTTTCTCTAGAGGAGATGGATATAAAGTATCTGATACACTAACTTTAGATTCTACAGGAACAGATGGATCTGGTGCAAATATTGTTGTAAGTGAAATCTTAGGTAAAGATATTGATACAGTAGAGATAGGCGTATCCACATTTACCAACACCAGTTTAAGATTAAACAAGAAAGTGATAACAGGTGTAACCACAGAACCACATGATATCATTGACGGTGAAACTATTTCTATAAGTGGCGTAAACACATCTCAATTTACTGAATTTAATGGTCTCAGAAAAGTAAATGTTGTAAACAGAACCGTAGGATTAACAACATTCCTAGACAACGTAACTAATACTGGAGTAAGTACACATATATTCGTTACTGATACACGAGGATTTATTCCTAGTGATACTATCGGAATAGGCACAGAAAAATTTATTGTTACTGGTATAGATACCAGTTTCTCTAGGTTATTTGTAAACAGAGAAAATTATGTTGGTGCTGCAATGACTCATGCAGCTGGAACTAACAATGTCATCTTAAAACCTAATAAGTTTTCTTTCCCTGTTGGTAATTCAACTGCAACCAAGTTTACTTTTGAGAATTATATAACTTATTTCAATCCACAACAAACAGTTGGGGTTGGTTCTACAGGCACACATTATACTTTACCTTTAACTGGTTTAAGCACAATACAAACCATAGAAAATAGGTTCGTACCACAACAAAGAATTTACATCAAAGATCATAAGTTCTTCACTGGTCAAAAACTCTCCTACAACATGGGTATTGGTGGAACTTCACTTGTTTGGGCAAAAGTCTCTGCTGGCGCAACATCTGGAGTAGGAACAGAAGTTCTACCTGATGGTGATGTATATGCAATCAATTTTGAACCTGATTATATTGGATTAGCTACTGTAGCATTCTCTACAGCTGCTGATGCAATATGGTTTTATAACGTTGCCTCTAATTCTGGGTTTGCACACTCTTTAGCAACTAATTTTAAACAAGTAACATCCAAAGTTGAGAAATTCTTCGGAAAAGTCGGAGTTAAGTCAGATCACGAACTAGTAAGTGGAGATTTGATTAGTATTGACGCTTTGCCTGAATCTACAGAGAGCACAGTCATTAGATATGACCCAGTTTTAGCTAAAATTACTACAAAACGTGTTGGTTTCACATATACGAGTTTTTCTGCTGATTTGACTCAAATAAACATCAATGATGATGATTTACAGAGTGGAGATAAAGTCGTTTACTATGATAATGGAAATAGCATCAATGGATTGATCAATAATGAGACATACTTTATTCTCAGGGAAGATACTGACTCCATAAAACTTTGTAAGTACAAATCTGACGTATTTGATTCAAATCCAGTTTCAATATCAACAGTTACAACAGCAAGTGCTAACAATTTAAGTTATCTTGCTAAAATAAATCCACCATTAAACTTTACCACTGGAAATACAATAACATTTGACGTATCTGATCAAAGTTTGTTGGATATGAAATTAGACTTCTTTGAAGATGTTAATTTTAACAACAAATTAGATGTTAATGGTACTAATGTTACTGGATTTAATATTACTAGAAGTGGTATATCTGGAAACGCTGATGCAACAGTAACTATTGCAACAAACATCAATTGGCCAATAAAAACCTTCTATAACCTTACACCTGTTGTTCCATCTGATACTAGAAAAACGTTTGGATCTTCTGACACCGAAGTAACTGGTAGAAATAACATAACATTCAAAGATCTTGTTTTAAGAAACGAACATTCTATCGTAAAGATAGATGATAGGAATTTTTCTTTCAATTTAAAAGAAAAACCACTAGAATCTCAGAAGTTTGTTTCTAGAGTTGGTGTAAGTACAATCACATACAGTACAACATCTAAACATGCTAAAGGCCCTATATTTGATACTAAGATAAACTTCCCAGGCAGAGGATACACTATCTTACCTAAAGTTATTGGTTTTGCAAGCACTCAAGGTCAAGATGGAATTGTAAAGGTATCATCTCCCGATATTGGTAAGATAGATCTTATTGAAAGAATAAAAGATGGATTTGATTATCCTACAGACCCTACTCTACTACCATTCTTAAGTGTTCCAGCAATAGTTGATGTAAGTGGTATTGCTAGAATAGATCAGATCAGAGTAACAGATGGTGGAACAAGATATAACCAACCACCAACTTTAGCTGTTCGTGGTAACAGTAATGTTAAAATTGCAGCTCATATAGAAGGTGGATCAGTAGATAGAGTTGAAGTAATACAAAATGCTTTTGAATTTAAGGAACCTCTAAGTATCATTACAACCAACAACTCAAATGGTTATGATATTGATGCTATTAGTCATAGCGGCACTACAGTTACTGCTGAATTACTATTAGATGCACAATTTAATATTCCAGTAACAACTGGTTATGCATCTACAGAAGTTAAGTTGCCTTTTACTGTAGGTGACAAGGTATTTCTTGAGGGTTGTAGATTAAAACCAAATTCTATTCTAGCTGGGGAAGGAAACTTTAACTCTTCTGATTATGACTTCTCATTCTATACAGTTACAGGTGTAAACACAGCAAATGCAACTGTACAGTTTAGTATGGCAGATGCACCTGGCATTTCTACTGTAACTTTAGGAACTTATGATGATGATTTTACTTTAGGAAGTATTGTCAACTTTAATGATATGGCAAAGTTCCAAATGACAATTATAGATGATGCAAAATACCTATCTGGAGAAAAAGTAACATCTACTAAATTTGAAGGTATCGTGTCTGAAAATGGTTGGGATGTAAACATAGGACAGTTAAGACTTAGAGATACTATAGGTTCTTTACAATCTGGTGATTTATTGTTTGGTGAGGTTTCTAAATTACAAGGTCAAGTAAGAGATGTAAACAGATTTAGCGTTGAGACAACTGTTGGTGTCACTAGAGATAAAGTTTCTAAAAATGACATGAATGTTGGTATACTTAACGATTTCAGTCAGAGAATATCAGATAACTTCTACTTTCAAAAATTCTCATACTCAATTAAGAGTAGATTGCCATATACAACATGGAAAGAGTCTGTTAAGTCTATAGTTCACCCATCTGGATTCTTAGAGTTCTCAGATCTTATTATTGAAAGTGATCCGATTGCAAATGCCCCTGATGTTGTAGGAATTGCTAAGTCTACTAACATGAAGGTAAAACCAGTCGATGCTTCTGTTGAACTTATCTTGAATATTGATAATGAAATGTATATGGGTAGAAGAGATAACTTTGCTATCGTAACAGAAGATGATCCGTTGCCTGATGGATCAATACAGAGAGTTTTCTTCCCAGAAGGTAGACCAATTAAGAGTTTTATTATGAACAAGACTAATAAGGTCTTGAACTTAGATGATATATCAAATGGTTTTAATGGTCAACATGATAGAACAGGAACATTAGTAGGTAGTAAACAATTCCAATTATCTGTTGGTGGAAGTCCAGTGTTTAAAAAATCATTCCTAGCTACTGGAGTGATGACTCAAGTTGATCTTATTCTTAACACCATAAACATACAAAATCATGATTTTCAAACTGGTCAACCTGTAAGTTTAGACACTCAGGGCGGAGATAAAATTAGTATTGCAACGACATCACATACCACAGGGCCAAAAGACATCGTTATGTCTGTAGTCACATCTGGTATTGGTGGAAGTTCGATGTATGAAAATGGTTATAATGTTCAAATTCCAGGCCCCGTAACAGGAACTGCCGTAACAGAAAATCCTCCAGGCGCTCTATTCAGAATATACGGATTTGGAAATGCAGATGGAGGTATTCCTGGCACAGGAGGAAGTGGTAGTGGTTCTATATTCCAAGTTAAGTTTGACTTTGACCAAACCACAGGACAATGTATATCTACTGCTGTTACTCTAATTAATGGTGGTAGAGATTATATTGTAGGTGATAACGTAAGTATTGCTGGTACATATCTTGGTGGTGCAACTCCAGCAAACAACTTGACATTCCCTGTAACCAAAACAACAGGATCAAGAGTTGGAATAGAAACAACATATGCCAGTATTCCATCAACCAATGATGGTGGTGGATCAGGAGCAACGTTCAATGTAACTAGAGATGCCAACTTAGACATTTCTGGTGTAAGTGTTGTTACTGGTGGAACTGGATATGCTACCACAAATACAATCTCAATTGCAGGGACATACATAGGTGGGGCAACTCCAGGCGATAACATTACATTAACTCCTGTGGAATGTGGAACAAATGTTATGCCTGATTTGATGTTTATTCAAAAAGTAGATGATTTGAATTTTAGATTATCTGGATTTTCTACTTCTTTGCCTTTTGATTTTACTTCATTAGGAACTGGAACACATTTATTATCGGTTACTGAACCAAATAAACAAGCTTTGATCATGGTGGATAATATTATCCAAACACCATTGACAAACAAAAGATTGAAAGTGACTGTATCTGAAGCGGTTGGTGTCAATACAGAAACTATAACAGTTAGTGCTGGAATAGGATCACTAACTAAAGGTGATGTATTGAGAATGAATGATGAATATCTTAAAGTAAAACAGATAGGTGATTCCACATTTGTCAATGCAAGAACAGCAGAAATTGAAAATACTGTCGATAATGCTTTCTTTTATGATACCAACAGATCTAACTCGACAGTTATCAGAGTTTCCGATACTTCGGTGACTTTAGATGATAACCCTCCATATTAACTATAAATAAAGAAAAAACGTTTTTAAGTAATGGCTAAACAAGGGATTAGTACTGGTTCGGC